TTAACGAACAAGGTTCTGTTGAAGTTATCAACGAAGATGGAACTCCTAGATATTCAGACAAAGGTGAACCAATGTCAGTTAATGAATTGGTAGCCGAATATTTAAAAAACAACCCACATCATGTTTCTTCATCACCAAGTGGTGCAGGAAGCAGAAGTCAAGTTGGTGGTGCTACTCCAAAGCAAATAAGTATTGGTGATCTTGATTTAAGTAATCCTAATGACAGAAAATTATATTCTGACATGAGGAAACAACGAGAGCAAGGTATATTTAAAATGAAAATAACTAACAACAATAACAAACTATAAAAAACTATGGCAAACGAAACAACAAGTTCAACTTTAAGTGAACTATTTACGAATATAACTCAAGAAGCTATATTCACATTCCAAGAAACTTCAGTTATGAGACCACTTGTAACTACTTATCCAATAAGTGGTTCAGGTAAAACTATTGAAGTTCCTGTGTACCCAACAATCAGTGCTTCAGCAGTAAACGAAGCTTCTGATTTATCTAATACAGCAGTAAACCCTACTTCAGCTACTATTACAGCTTCTGAAGTTGGTGTTATGACAACTCTTACTGACTTAGCTAGAGATTCAGCTAGTCGTAATGTTGGTGCTGACATTGGAAAATTATTCGGTGAAGCAATCGCTAAAAAAGTTGATACTGATTTAGCAGGACTACTTGATGACTTTGCATCTGCAAACGATCAAGGTGGTGCTGGAACAGAATTAACAGCAGAATTGCTTTTCAAAGCACAAGCTATTTTAAGAAGTGCAAATGTACCTGCACCTTATTATGCTGTGTTTCACCCAAAAGCTACTTTCAATCTAAAGAAAACTTTAACACAACCAGCTTATGCTAATGCTACTGGTGGTGCGATTTCTCAAGTTGGAGATGAAGCTTTAAGAAATGGATATATCGGTAGAATTGCTGGTATTGATATTTTTGAAAACGCAAATATCGCTATTGATGCTTATGACGATTCATTCGGTGGAGTATTTCACCCACAATCTATCGGATTGGCATTAAAAGAGGACTTTAAAGTTGAGACTCAACGTGACGCCAGCTTACGTGCTACAGAAATTGTAGCCAGCATAACTGTTGGTCAAGGTATCTTAAAAGATACTTACGGAGTAACAGTTAAAGTTGATACTGCTCTTTAATTAATAAATCGGTGGGGTGTAAAAGCCCCACCAACTAAATATAACTATGGCAAATTTTTCAAGCGATTCAGATTTAACATTTTACCAACCAGATATTTTAACATTTGGAATATCAGCATTTACAAATTACCACGCACTAGCAAGAGAAGATATTGAAAGAGATTTAAGAATAAGATGGTTTCCAGTTTACTCAAAAGAAACTTATAGAGATATAGCAATACTAAACACAACTGAAATGGACGGAACATTATTAACTGATTCACAGTTTAAAAGACTAAGTGTATTTAGAGTAATAGGTTTTTATGCTTGTCCACAATTAACTAAATTTAACTCAAACGATAACCTAGATAGATTTCAAGTTATGATGAAACATTACAAACAAATGTATGCTGATGAATTTGAATCTATACTAAGAGATGGTGTTGAATATGATGCTGATGACAGCAATACAGTTCAAGATGCTGAAAAAGCACCTTATCATAGACTTAAACTAATTAGATGAAGATTACTGTTGAAGATAATTCTTTACAAGTTGCTAAGAACTTTGAAAAACAAGTAAGAGAACAACCTTTAATAGTTAAGACTGCATTAGGTAGAACTGCTGAGTTCTTAATGGGTCTAATCAAACAAAGAACAGCAAGAGGAATGAGTGCAGATGGTAATTCATTTCCACCATACACAGAAGCTTATAAAACATTTAGACAACAAGCTGGGCGACAAACACAATATCCTGACTTAAATTTTTCTGGTCAAATGTTATCAAACATAACTCAAAGATCACAACCAACACAAGCTATTATTTATTTTGCTAATAAGTTCCAAAATGTTAAAGCTTTAGGTAACCAAAAGAAACGTAAATTCTTTGCTATTGGTTCAAAAGAAATTCAACCAATAATGAATGTATTTATGCAAACATATAACAAGCTTAGTAAATTATGAGTAAACGAGAAGATATAGCAGGAAATATAGTAACAGCAATTTCAACTGGCACATCTCCAATAACTTTAAAGAAGGTTACTAGAGAACCTTTTAACGTAGATGAATTATCTGAACAACAATATCCAGCTTGTTTTGTACAATCTGGTAATGAAGTAAGATCAGATGAAACAATGACATCAAGCACTATTACAAGACAAGCAACTGCTGACTTTGTAATTGTTGGATATGTAAAAGGAACTACAACAAATATTGATACAAAACGTAATGAGTTAATCACTACGATTGAAACTAGATTAAATTCTGATAGAACACGAGGTGGGTACGCAAAACAAACTCAAGTAGTAGAAGTATCTACTGATGAAGGAGTTTTGTTCCCAATAGGTGGTATCAGAATGGTGGTGCGAGTTATGTACCAATATACATCTGGCACACCTTAACATTAACTAAACAAGGAAAACAAACATGGCAACTCATACTGGTTCAGAAGGAACTATCAAAGTAGCAACTACAACAGTAGGCGAACTTAGAAGTTACTCTTTAGAACAAACTGCTGACACTATTGAAGATACTTCAATGGGAGATACTAGCAGATCATATAAATCTGCTTTAAAAGGTTGGTCTGGTTCTGCGTCATTATTTTTTGATGAAGCTGATGCAGGTCAATTACTTTTAGTTCTAGGAACATCAATAGCTTTGAAAGTGTACCCAGAAGGTGCAAGTTCAGGAGACAAGTATTACTACGGTGATGCAATCATAACTGGTAGCAATATATCAGCATCTTTTGATGGAATGGTAGAAGCTGAAATAACATTTACAGGAACAGGTGCAATAACACTTGGAACTGCGTAATTAATTATTAATTAGAAAAGGAAGAAAAAATGACTACGGTAATAGATAGAGTGAAGGCACAATTTGAATCTTTAGGTATTAAAAAGATTGAGGTTGCTGAGTGGGGCGAGGAAGGCAAACCTTTAACAATATATTGCTCACCATTTACACTTGGTGAAAAAAGAAACCTATTCAAAGGTGCTAAGAATGATGACATTTCGGTATTAGTAGATGCTATTGTTTTAAAAGCAAAAGACTCAGAAGGAAATAAAATATTTAAGCTAGATGACAAGCTAACATTATTGAATAATGCTGATGCAAATGTTATAGCTAGAGTAGCAACAGAAATGTTGAATGGTGTTTCTTACGAGGAAGCTGAAAAAAAGTAAGATCTGATACGGAGTTGTATTCCATACTTGCTCTTGGTCAGGAATTAAACAAAAGTATGGAAGAAATTTGTCTTATGACACAAGATGAATTTTATTATTGGATAGCTTACTTTAAAGTGAAGGCAGAACGAGAAAAATTACAGCATGGCAGATCAGCAACTAAATATAAAACTTAATGTCATTGACAATGCTTCTAAAGCATTTTCCCAAGTTAGAAGTTCAATATTTAATGTTAGAAATGCATTAATAGGTTTAGGTGCTGGTGTAGCTTTTAAATCTTTAGTTGATATAGGCAAACAAACTAACTCAGTTAGAATTAGATTAGATGAATTAGCTAAATCTGGTTATGGTGGTGGTCAAGCTTTTGACCAACTTACAAGATTTGCAATCCAAGCAAAAATACCATTACTAGATGTATTACAAGCTTCTAACGATTTATTATCGGTATCTAAATCTCCTCAGGAGTTAGCAAGAAATTTAGAAATAGCTAGTAATGCTTCAGCAAGATTCGGAATATCATTTACAGATTCAGCAGATCAATTAGCAAAAGCATTTCTCAAAGGTATAGATTCTGCAAGATTATTTAATGATAGAGGAATTAGAAGTATAGACGAATTTGGAAAATTTGCAGACACATCTATTGGTAATCTTCCTAGTTTATTTGAAAAAGTATTTGGTGCTAATGGCACATTTGGCAAAGCAAATGAAAATCTTAAAAGAGGTTTAAACGGAACATTAATAGCTTTAGATAATATATTCAAAGAATTACAAGTAACTATTGCAAAAGGTTTTTTTGATACTTTAATAAGAGAACTAGGTCAGCTAGAAAAGTTCTTTTTAACCAACAGAAAAGCTATAAATGATTTTGGTAAAGATATAGGAGAATTTTTAGCATTTGCGATACTTAAACTAAGTAGTGCTTTAGTATTTGTTAAAGATAACTTTCAATTAGTATTAAATCTATTCTTGGCTTTTTTAGCATTGAAGATAGTTATATTTATTACAGAAGTAATAACTGCATTTAATGCTTTAAGACTTGCATTAATAGCAATAGATACCACAGTAGGAAGAAGTAAAATTTTAAAATTACTTGTAGCAATAGGTTCTTTAGCTGGTGGAATATATGCTGTCAAAGATGCTTTTGACGAAACTAAAGATTCTGTAATTGGATTAAATGAAGAAAATCCATTAGATTTTATGGACGGACTTGATTCTTCTGCACAACAAATAAAAAAAACTGCCATAGATTTAGGCAAGGTATTTGATGGTGTTTACACTTCTAATAAAAATAATTTAGCAACATTAAGAGAAGAATTGTTTACTACTGGTGGATTAACAAAAACTATTACTGATGGACTTAATACTGGAATTAAATCTTTTTCTGATGGAATAGCAAGATCAATAGTATTAGGAGAAAATTTAAACACTACATTTAGAAAAATAGCCCAAGATGCTTTAGTTAAAATTCTATCTAAACAATTAGAATATTTAGCAACATTACTTTTAGATATTGCATATCAAAAAATTAAAACTTCTGAATTAATCAAACAAGCTTCTATATCTTCTGCTAGTTCTGGTGGTGGTTTTTTATCAACAATAGCAAGAATAGGTTTTAATGCTTTTGCTGGTGGTGGAAGTGTACCATTAGATGCACCTAATTTTTATAATCCAGTAATGGAAGCAGAAGGTGGTTCAGTAAGAGGTGGTATGCCGATTACAGTTGGAGAACGTGGTAGAGAATTATTTGTACCTAATACAAGTGGAACTATTGTGCCTAACCATGATCTAGCAGGAACAGGAATGAATATAACATTTAATATTCAAGCAAATGATGTTAGAGGTATTAAAGAATTATTAATTGATAATAGAGCAACCATAATTAACTTAGTTAATCAAGGTGCTAATCAAAAAGGAAAGTCTAATATTGTATGAGTGGCACATTCCCAGCAAGTCCAGCACCTAGAGATGTAGCAATCAGTTCTAATCAGAACACTATTGTAACTACAACTGCATCTGGCAGACGACAAGCAAGACAAATTGATGGACAGAAATTCAGATTAAGACTTAGATTCCCAGTTATGAGTAGAAGTGAGTTTGCACCTATACTTGCTTTTATTATGAAACAAAGATCACAAATGGAATCATTTCAATATACTCCACCAACTATTGATGATGCACAAGGTTCTGCTAGTACAGTTATATCTGTTGCTGGTGCTATTAGTGCTGGTGTTACTACTTGCTCAATAGATGGTATGGGAAACAGTTTAATGGGTGTACTTAAAGCTGGAGACTTCTTTAGATTTACTGGACAAGCAAAAGTTTATATGTGCGTAGCAGATGTTGATTCAAATGGTTCTGGTGCAGGAACATTAACTTTTGAACCACCATTAAGAGCAAACGTAGCTGACAATGCAGTAATCATTTATGACAATGTAGATTTTACAGTTGGACT